TTCTTGCTTTTGAGATTATGGAACTGCAAGTTGGTGATAAAGATACAAGCACCTTTGAAGTCAAACATGTCTGGCACGCCTTCGCGACGCAACATAGCACTATCACTGTTCCAATAGATGCGGCGTTTCTTGCCAGAGTCCAGGGCAGCCTTGAGAATGTTTAGACTCAAGTCATCTTGGAACACCGAGTCACAGTCGTCAAACACCAACACATTGTTCTTGTCTGAGTGCTTATACAAGGTGCAATACAAACCAATTGGTGTCATGGCACCTTTGATCACTTCGTATTTAATCTTGCGACCGCTGAGTTGATCAAACAGTCCTGAATGTTCCAACTGTTTTTCTACACCGTAGCTCTTGCCTACACCAGGAGGGCCAACCACAATCATTGCACGGACATCACCAGCAATGGTAGCCTTGGTCATTTGATCAAGTATGTCAAAACGCTCGCCAATACGAGCCATAACTTCTTCGTCAGTTTCTACTGCCGCCTTGACTGTGGCCTGTGCAACAGGTGCCGCAACAGAGTCGCCTGCGGTAAACTCTACATCCTCAATTGAATTGACACGGATACGAACTACATCTGGTGTGTCTTCACCAAAGTAGCCTTCGGCATTTACTGTCACATAGCCTCCTTTGGCTCCTGTTTGGTAACCCTTTACTAAACTAAAGGTTACATTGTTTACGGGTTGGTTGCGATAACTACCATTTTTTACAAGAATTGTAGACACGTTTTAGCTCCTTACTGGATTGTTAATATGTGTATATTATAAACTAAATGGATTTAATGGTCAACCTTAGTTGGCCATCAAGTCAATTTGCACTTGGACGCCCTCGTGCGTGATGCCCACACCCACAGGGCGACCTTCGCCACGGAAACTACTGTGACGGCGATCGTAAGCCAGTTTTTGGATCGCAAGGCGCAGGGCTGCGCCGTGGCTCGCTGTGGCTGTTTTTGTGTAGATGTCGTTGATGGTACCGTACATGCCAAAACCGTTGACAATAAAACGAATTTTGGTGCTGTTACTAAAACCTGCTACATGACGCATTTTGGGCTCCTTTTCAGTTTCTATACAAGTATTATAGCAAATGGACCATTTCTGGTCAACCAAAATCAGCAATCTTTTTATGCTTGGGCTGGCGCTGATAGCGGGTTTTTAGCTCAACTCGTTTGGGCTTAAACGGGGTGTTGCTACAAAACAACACTTTATGAGCGCGAGTTTTGCGGGGCGTTTGCTTGACTTTCATAATATCATAATTGTAACAAATTGACCATTTTGGGTCAACCATAAAAAAACCCTCCAAAATAGAGGGTTTTTGACAAGTTAGTGCCTACTAACTTAATCGTCGAGCAAGCCCACTGTGGATATTGTAAGATCGTGTTCCAAGATCGATCCAGGGGCCACAGTCCAATGCCAGGTTCCTTTTCCTAGCAAGCGATCAGCTTCTTGTTTGACACCATCAATGGTCACATTAGTACGAGGATCTTTTATATCAGCACTGTCATCAACAACATCTATGTATTCGTCAGGGCCTGAACTGTATTCAATTACCCCCATGTCGGTTTTGGTATAATTTGCTACAATTTGTCCAAATCTCACCGCAGAGTCTTTTACTGTGATTATCATGTGCTTGGTTCCAAGAAAATCCATCGTAACTTCAAATCCAAACAAAGCGGGGGCGGTGTTGAAAGACTCGTTGTCTTTGGTCATTTCTACCAAGGCAACTGAGCCTGAAAATACTGTAGTTCCATCAAGAATTGCAGTTATATCTGCTGTGCCTGATCCCCAACCTAATACTTTTACTGTTCTGTTTGTCATGTTGTCTTTCCTCAAATTAGACTATTTGCGCTCAATATCTTCTTCAATACAGTTATCACCGTATTGTATTTCTACAATTTTCAATGGCTGATCAGTTTCGTTGCATAACTGATGCCACTCGTCGCGGTTGATGTGTATATGATGGTGTAGGCCAAATGTGCCCAATAGTTCTTGATCGCTTTTTCTATTTATGCTGTAAACTGTGGCTGTGCCTTCGGCCACATGCCAGTGCTCGGCTCGATTTTGGTGACGTTGCATACTGAGCTGTTGTCCAGGCAACACTGTGAGTTCTTTGACCTTGGTTCCAGGTATGTCATGCAGCACTCGATAATATCCCCAGGCACGTTGAGTTTTGGGTGCTTTCCATTCTTCCAATATCCAGCTACTACTGTTGGCTTTGTCAACGCCTCCAACTCCAAATGCAAAAGTCAAATTGTCATCTTTGATATCCATTTCTGGAATATTTAAATGTGTACGATCGCCACCATTGGCAAATACAATTTTAGCATCAGGATAATGTGCTCGAACTTGTTGTAATAAATGACAGGCTGTTCCGTCTTCGTCATCAAATGTATATACTTCGTCTACACTACTCAAATTATTCAACACACAAAGACGTTCTTGCCAGGGCATAAATGCTCGGCCTTTTTTACGGGCAAGCCACTCGTCACTATTGATTCCTACAATCAACATGTCGCCTAGCAGTCGAGCTTCTTTTATTAATCTGATATGCCCGGAATGCACCGGATCAAATCCACCGCTTACTACTATTATTTTTTTCATGTGTATATTTAAACCGTTAAACGGCCATGCTCAATAAACTATGATCAACCCAAGGAACAATCAAATCTTGTTGTCGCAGGGCACCATGGGCATAGATACTTCGTGTTGCTGATTCAGGCAAAAGATTCAGCTCCGATAGTGTATGCCAACTTGTTTCACGTGGGTTTTGGGGAGGTGTGGCGCTTTTGTAAACCACTGCATGAATCCACGACTCCGACGGTAACTGTTTAAAAAATCCTGCACCGCAATCCCAACCAGCAGTGGCCAACATATACATGAGACTGACCATGGTGTGATGATAGTAACAACCATTGGACAATGTGTAAGAAAGCTGTCGACGATGTATTTCTTGAGTCACCGGTACTGTTATAGACAACATGCCGCCAGGGCTGGCAATGTGCCACCAGTTGCTCAAGGTCTGTATTGGATTCACGGCATATTGAAATGCATCATGGCACCATAATACATCAAACTCACTTTCAGGAGCAACAATTGTTTCTTCAAAATTGGCCTGTTGATATGTGATGTTTTCGTGCTTGACCGACAGATTTTGTTGTAGATCAATACCATGACATTTGATGTTCAACGGTTGTGGACTATCATCTCTGGTTGTGCGTGTGGCCCACCACACTAGATCATCGCCAGAGCCGCAACCAAGATCAATCATGGTACGAATACTGGCCATAAAGTCATCATACTCGAATAGTTGATTCAATGTTTCAAGACTGTGTTGATGGCTGTCGCCTGGATGTGTAAACATTATACTTGCACATCCTCCATTCCGGCAGCACGTAGTCTTACAATATGCCCCAACATGAAGTTTTTACTTTCCATGCCTTTGAGAATACCCAAGTAGCGATTACGCAACAAGGCCACTTCGTTGATCAAGGTTTCAAACTCAATCACTTCATCTTCTCCATCCACATACTTTTCAGCATCTCTACTGGTTAAAGCACGAGCGTATCCTTCAAGATATTTTTGAAAATGTCTACGTCGAATCTTGCGTAGTTGTATGTTGAGATAATTTAATACTGCTTCAATTTCTTGCAACTGATTGAATCTGTGTTCTGTGATGCCAGGTAAAGCTGTAATATTTTTCTCAATAAGACCGCCGACACGACAGTCGCGCTTGGCCGTGTCAAGCTCTTGTTCATAATGAGTGATAAAATCTGGAATATTGGCCAGATCCGCTACAACTTTACTATACCACATTAATTTTCCCAGTCTTCGTCTTCGTCGTAATCCTCGTACTCGTCTTCAACTTCATCTTCGATTTCGTCGTGATCTCTCAAGTAACTGGTCAGGGCTTTTTTAACATCACTGTCACTCTTAAATGCCGCTTTGATCTCATCGGCGGCGACGTCGTTGTCAATCAACACTGATACCAGAGTTTCTGCTGCTTCGTCACGATCCACGGTGTTGACATATCTTTTGAGTTCAGACCAAATTTCATTTGCTAATTCAACTGTCATTGTTATTCCTCCGAGACTGTTTCTGTAGTTACTGTTTCTTTCTGGTTGTTAAAATCAGCCATTACTTTGTCTAAACAGCCGCCTTCATTGGACTCCCATTTTTTACGGAACTGTTTGATGATTTCACCATCGCTGGTCACAAACACCAGACTGTTGCCTTCTTTCTTGAGCAAGCCGCGCTTTTCGGCCAAGTCTACCATGCCAGAATAAGGATTCATACCTGTTTCATACGGAATCTTGACCTGCATGCCTTCAAACGGTTTGGCATAACGAGTTTTCATTACCTTACAACCAGCGCGGATACCCATGACTTCTGAAATCTTATTACCATCCTCGTCTTCTTTCAGCTTCATTTTCTTCATGGCTACCACAATACTGGATGCGTAGATGAAGCCTTGGCCTCCAGAGATCTTGTCGTCTGGATCAAACATGTCTTGGCTAGCGTAGGTGTGATTCGTACAAACCATGCCCACATTGTAACTACCAAACATGTTGACTGAGTTACGAACTAACGCAGTAAGTGCCTTGGGCTTACGACCCATATCACCTTTCATGTCACCAGCTTCAAATTGGTTAACGTCAGTTGGGGTCAACAACATACCCAACGAATCAATCACAAACAACACCTTCATACGCTCACCATCGGGCAAGGCCTTGTAGTCGGTCATGAATGTGGAGATTGTTTTGGCCACATCATCGATCATGGCCATGTTGAGTTTGAGCAGTTTGCTTTCGCTGGTATCAACACCTAGTGCATGTAGCCAAGCTTCATCCAGTGCGTTTTCTGTATCAATCAAGATAACAAAGATGCCTTGTTCCTGTGCGTTCTTGACAATGTTGCCTGAACAGATGTAACTCTTGCCTGCGCCGGACTCGCCGGCAAACACAGTGACCTTACCCAAAGGAATACCCTTGTTAAAGTCGCCTGAGATCAGGTAGTTCAAGGCAAAGTTGCCTGTGCTGATCCAATCGGTAGGATCGTTAAATCCAATACTAAGACCATCAATGCTCTTAGTGATGTCCTTGCGGAACTTGCTGATGTCAAATGGTTTTGCCATGTTTACTTTCCTTCTTTAAGTTTGTATAATTCTGTAAAAATTTTGCTGCTGTTTACTCCGCGCCTTGAATCCATTACGGCCAGTTGTTCAAAAGAATTTGCCAAGTTCTTGTTAATTGGCTGTGTTAGATAGTGTAACATATTCTGATAACTATCTTCAAGCAGGTATCCAGGATTTTCTGCGATTCGTGATTGTAATTTTACCTTTAACAAGTTTAACACAGTTTCTGGTAAATGTCTAATGTTTAGGTGATCCGGAGTCAGTAGTGCTCCGATAATGAAACTGTTGTTGTGGAATCCCAACTGTTTCAAATAATCCACACAATCAAATACCGAATCATAATTCAACAAAAACCATAGCATGTTAAAACTTATTTTGTGATCCAGTTGTTTAATGACTGTTAGGTTATCCAGGAAATCAACCCAGCGTCCACCAAAACGTATGTATTCGAATTCTTGTTTGGTTGTTTCCACACTCACAGTCCAATGCACATTTTTAAAACGGCATACCGCATCAAACACGCCGGTGTCAACCTTGCTGAGATTGGTGTTTATTCTGAGATTAACATCAGGATTTAGTTCTCGAAGAAGTTCAAGATTTTCCTTCATCAACAACGGCTCGCCACCGGCTAGGTAAACATGTTTGAGAGTCCGAGCATGTTGGTAAATGTAATCTTTAAAATCTTTTTGCTGTTGTTCGGTTGGTGTCGATCTTATAATATTCAATTCACTGGCCCACTTGCTGCTGAAATCCGGGCCGCAATAAACACAGGCAAAATTACACAAATTTGTCCAGCGCACATCAATGGTTTGCAAATCAAAGTTGTTGGGTCTATAAGTATCCAGTGGTGTTCGTTTAAATTCTCGTATATAGAAAATTCTATCACTGATAATGTCAAAACCTTCTTTGCCGCGTTCTAGATCATAACAGGTATGACAGCCGGCTGCTGGTTGATTGTTTGTTATGTTGATTTGTTTGGTCACATTTATTGGACCCAACACAATTTCTTCAATAGTGTTGTCTTTGATATTGCCCAGTGCGCCAGTTGCAGCATCACTGCGAATACAATTTTTTACCTTGCCATCTGAGTTATACATTAGTCCTGTCCACGGCATAGGACAAAAATGCTTGTTGGTCAATACATCTTTGGGTGTCATACAGGCCCTAACGATATTTCAGGTATTCGTAAGTTGTTGGCTTCGGCCATACAAAGTATAGACATCAGCACACCAGCCCAGTTATCAACATCGGCTGCAGGTGGCACTGTTTTGTCTGAATTGGTAGCAATATTGCCAGGCCGAACAATAGTGGTCTTTACTCCCAGTCTGCGATAACGTATTTGATGCACTGCTTCTTCCAGTGCGACCTTTTGCACTCGATAATGATCCATGTCCAATCCAGCCATAGACGACACTGGCTCTTGTGTCATCATGGTTGAAATTACTATGATGTGTTTTTTGGTTCCTTGCCAGCGTTGGGCCATTTCAAACAACAGTTCGGTCTGTGCATAGCCGGCCTGTGCATTGTTGACAAACACATCACATGGTTCAATCTGATCGCAAATTTTAGGAGTATTGCGGATATTGTTGCCTTCTCTTTGGCTTAGTCCTACAACTTCGTAACCGGCTGTCTGATATTGCCGGGCAAGAGCTTGTCCAATGCCTGCGGTATGTCCGGTGATTGCTATTTTCATGCTATGCCTCTCAGCTGTTTTTGTTTTGCTATATATGCATCTCTAGCATCACTGTCAGTATTATCTACACTTAGTTCAACAGGCATTTTCAAATAGGCATAACTGTGATCGATACTGTGTTCCGCGGCAAATGCCTGGATGTTGGGCAAGTCGTCGACATTCAACACACTGACTGTGGTCCACAGATTCAGTTTAACTGGCATGTCTTTGTAGATCATTAAATTACGGTAAAAATCCTGCCACGGTATTGGCCATCGCACAAAGTCATGCACTGCACCAATTCCATCACAGCTCACAGTCACAGTGACTTCAATGCCACGACCAGCAATATCAGTCAGTTCAGTCAGCACTGTGCTACAATTTGTATTGAGCCTGAGCGTTTTTAAATTGGGTGGTAAGTTTTTCAACAGTCGTTTATAGTTCTTACTGTAACTGGGTTCGCCACCATTGATGTCTAAATGAACAATTCGTTCCTGTGGCAACTGCCAAAATCGATCAGTGTTGTTGACAATAGGAAAGCCGGGTCCTGTCAAACTGCCTATTCTACTGCTAAGATTCTGATTGCAAGTTTGACAGGCCGCATTACACAGGTTGTCCAATACACCGCCAACCTGTAGGTAATCGGCCTGTGCAGTTTGATCGTGTAGTTTTTCAGCGTATACTCTGATGCTGTTGGGCTCAGTTTCTTTGCAACGAACACATTCGCTGGGCCATTGGCCGCTAATCATCAAATGTTTGGTGTCGGTCAACCAGATACTAGATTCCATTGCTTCAAGCGACTCGAATTGTGGAGGGTTGACCATGTGACCACATCGGCTAACTGTACCGTTGGGATTAAAACGAACAAAATGATCTAGTCTAGGACAATACATAGGTCGGATTTAAAATCTGTTGTGAGTATTCAATTACATATTCATATGCTACAGAATCAGATATTTTTATCTGTTGTAGTAATTCCTGCCAAGTCAACGATTGCCCAACACAGTCAAATATCACAGCATCAATTCGTTGATACATTTCATTGTTCTTTATTGATGAAATTTTTTCTACCAGTGCTGCATCAGATTGAACAACCCCATCTGGTTTTATATTTTTTCCAGTGATTTCTCCAACTGCCGACATTGGCAACAAGTTCAGTGTTGCATTGGGATTCAAATATCTTGCTAAATTTAGCAACCAAACAAACTGTGAAGCATAATGACGATCCAGTGATAGATAATTTAGTGCAAACCATTCTACTGTATTTTTATCAAGCGTCGGATTATCTCTAAGAGTATGTTGTATAAATGTGTTGATTCCAGACACCAATCGATCTGCAGGATCTCTTATGATTACATCAATACTGTTTATTTTTCGAATCTGTTCGTTGATATAAATTCGTTGAGGATCGGTTGTTCTAGAAACATTGATACTACTGTGCCCATTTTTAAAAATGACATAGACATACCGCTGTGAGGATATGATTTCTCGTACCTCACAGCGGTCTGGAAACAAAACGCGGTCTAAATGCGATAGCATTTGTTACGCTTTTTGACGGGCCCTAATCATTGCCAAGATGTCTTGAGCTTTGTCGCTAGATGCTGGCTTGGCCACTACCGGTGCTGTTGCTGCCGCCGGCTCCTCGTCATCAAAGTCACTTGATACCGCAGGTACTGGAGCAGGAGCTGCCGCTGGGGTAGCCGCTGTTTCAGCTGCAGGAGCACTAGTACCTGCAGGTGCATTAACGCCTGCTGGACGGAAATATTGACCCCAACGTTCGGTGTCGTAGCTCTGACCATCAACTGATGCTTCAAACATCTCTTTGATCACCTTGAGTTCAACTTCGCCAGGTTTCTTGGGCATAAATGTGCTCAAGTCAAACAGGCCAAATTTCTCAACAGCCGCTTGTTCAGCTTCAGTGAGTGCTGATTCTTTACGTGCCCACTTGGAACCGTTGTAGTCAGCAAAGCCGCCTTTTGATCCTTTGCTGATACGGAAGTCCAAGCCACGCAGGTAGTCTGTTGGCAATTCTTCCAACTCAGGATCCATCAACGCACCTTTGATAGTGGTAAAGATTTGTGGACCAATGATGAATCGACGAATTGGATTCTCTGGAGTCTTGTCGTCGCCCAGTGGGTTCTCACGAACAAATCCTTGGAAAATATAACTGCGTTTCTTCCAATACTTACGACCCATTTCTTCAAGTGATTTGTCTTTGAACCAAGTGCGAACTTCTGTAAGAACTGGACAAGTTTCTTGCCACATCTCCACGCAAGGGACTTGCACATATACTTGTTTAGATTCCATTTCACCTTTGATGCCATTGAATGGCAAACGAATCATTGCTCGTTCTTGCCAAAAGAATGTGTTCTTGGTGTTGCCGTCCGGTAGGAATCGGAGTGTTGCGGATGCGCCTTCTTCCATGTTCCAGTGTGGATAAATTGCATTATCACCACCTGTGGAATTACCGCCTTGTTTGTTGCCTTCTGATTGTGCGAGTCTCGCACGGATGTCTGCTAATGATGCCATAGTTAGTTGCCTTTCAAAGTTTAGTTACTATGTTGCCTATCTAAAAATTTAGATCGAGTTGCCTGTGATGCTAATGTAAAAAGCGCATACACTAGGGTTAGTATATACGCTTTATTTTGTAGCGTCAAGTGTATTTATGACGCGGTTGTTCTAATTGCAGAATTACTTCTTCATTCCGGAAAGTTCTTTGAGTCGGTCCAAAAAGCTAATGTCTTTGCCCACTTCTTTCATTTTGCCTGAATGACCGTACTGACCTGCCAATGGGCTTTTGGATTCATCGGCTACAGAATCTGGATGTGGCCGGCCGTGAGCACGTTGATGGTAATCAAATTCGGCTTTGCGATCTTTTTGCTCAATGTCTTTAGCAGTCAATGGCTCTTGACCTTTGCGCTGGATGGCTGGAATTTCATAATCTCTAGGATTGGTAGGATCAATAGACTCTTCTGCTGGTGGTTGAGAATATCGAGGCGATCCAAGTTTAGCCGTATCGTACGGTCCTGTTGGTTTTGGATCAGGTTTCCAGTCTTGACCAAAATTACTTTTCATGTCAGACGTGTAATCTTTATAATTTATTACATCAAGTGGGGTCGGTTGTCCACGTGCTCCGCTAACAAATTCAGATGGAATATCGCCCTCTTCTACTTCTTTGGCATCAACATCAATGACATCACCAGATTTAGCGGCCAGGCCAGATTTTTGAGGTGCTGATGTTTTGGCAGGAACGCCGCCGCCGCCCCATTTTATTTTATCTGCTTCTGCATCTTGTTTCTGCCAAGTATTGTGTTTTTCTAATTCAGGGTTGGCCATTTTTTCAGTATCAGGGTTCATGATAGTAGTGCCTGGGTTGACCATAACAGCTTCATCGGTAGTTTTGTCATCACTACCCATTGCATTGCCAATTGCGTTGCCAAGTGATGCACCAATTCTTGCTCCGGCTGGACCTCCTACCAATGCTCCACCAATGCCACCTAGTGCGGTACCTATTAGGCCTTCTTCCATGTCGGCATGATCGTATTCGGGTGCAGGACGTGGTTTAGCAGGAACACCAGCAATCTTCAGTATGCCCGACAGCGAGTCTTGATACTCGTCAGCATAGTCGCCTACGCTTTCACGTTCCATTCCGTAATCAGAATCTGGAATGCCAGGGCTGTTTCCGCCATAGCCGTCGATGCCCAAGTCTGCACCAAAACGATCTGCTACCCATTCGTACGGATCACCGTCACGAGCTTTCTTTGTGCCATATGGCATGTCATCAAAGTAGTAGTCATACAGGGCATTGTGCAGTTCGTCACTGACTTCGCCAGTTTCTTTGAAGTCTCGAACATCACGTTTGAATGTGTCAAGTATGTGTTGGAATGTGCTGCCGGTGCTGTCGGTAAGAACGTTTTCAGTCAAGCCGGCGGTACGACGTAAACTATTCAAATCACTTTCGTCAATTTGACTTTGTAAAACACGAATCTTGCGTAATAGTTGCTGTGCTTCTTGTGGACTATTGATTTTGACTGGATATGTTTTACCTTGGAATTCAAATTGTGGTTGTCCCGATCCTGCGGCTTTTAAATGTGCATCAGCAAATGCCAATGCTTCTTCTTTGGTTCCAAACAATTTTTGTGCCAACCAATTTAGACCTTTGTATGTTAAGAATCCGCCTAATGCGGCAGCGGCACCACCTAAAGCACCTGCGCCTAATGCTGGTGCAAACAAAGCAGATGCTCCTACAGCAGTAGTTGCCATTGTAGATCCAGCCATTGCACCAGCACCTGCTGCTGGCATCATTCCCATTGCAAATTTTGCAGAACCAGATTGCCCTTGTTTTCGCTTAAAGTCTCGCAACTTGTCACCAATGGCACTACCTGGAAACATGGCTTCGTCTGTTTGTTCAAGATCAGCCGGATTGACGGC